TAATAAATATTCAACAGGAAAACCACCTAATTTAAATTGCCGACCACAAACCGTCACTTAGTTCCTCTTTTTCCACAACTTCCTCTTTTACTAATGAATATTCATGTAATTAATTAATAATCACCGTAATTCCGGGGAGGAGCCTTTAAACTATAAAACTAACTACACATTCGAATGGCTGAGTTTATGCCGCCAGACGGAGACGGGATCACTTCAGTGACTCCAGGCTGATCAAGGGCGGGTGCCGAAGGTGAGTGAAACCACCGTAGTCAAGGGGCAATTCGGGCTAGATCAGTCTGGCGGAACGGGCAAGAAACTTAAAATGTACTTTATTTTACAGAAATGTTCAAATCTCCAACATACTTAACAACTAAAGGCAAAAACAATGCCTTAATCAACTGCTTCGTTGGAGACCACGATCTTCTGTGCAGCTGTAACAATCCTGCCTACCATTGCCTCCAAATACTTGCAACTACCTTAGCACCTCAACTAAAACAAGAAGAAAAACAACAAATAATACAATGCCTTGGTGGTACAGACGCCGTAGCTACAACCCGTGGAGACGAAGAAATTGGTTTAGAAGACCTAGAAAAACTATTTACAGAAGATACAGAAGAAGACGCCGCTGGGTAAGAAGAAAACCTTTTTACAAACGTAAAATTAAGAGACTAAATATAGTAGAATGGCAACCTAAATCAATTAGAAAATGTAGAATAAAAGGAATGCTATGCTTGTTTCAAACGACAGAAGACAGACTGTCATATAACTTTGATATGTATGAAGAGTCTATTATACCAGAAAAACTGCCGGGAGGGGGGGGATTTAGCATTAAGAATATAAGCTTATATGCCTTATACCAAGAACACATACATGCACACAACATATTTACACACACAAACACAGACAGACCACTAGCAAGATACACAGGCTGTTCTTTAAAATTCTACCAAAGCAAAGACATAGACTACGTAGTAACATATTCTACATCACTCCCACTAAGAAGCTCAATGGGAATGTACAACTCCATGCAACCATCCATACATCTAATGCAACAAAACAAACTAATTGTACCAAGCAAACAAACACAAAAAAGAAGAAAACCATATATTAAAAAACATATATCACCACCAACACAAATGAAATCTCAATGGTACTTTCAACATAACATTGCAAACATACCGCTACTAATGATAAGAACCACAGCATTAACATTAGATAATTACTATATAGGAAGCAGACAATTAAGTACAAATGTCACTATACATACACTTAACACAACATACATCCAAAACAGAGACTGGGGAGACAGAAATAAAACTTACTACTGCCAAACATTAGGAACACAAAGATACTTCCTATATGGAACACATTCAACTGCACAAAATATTAATGACATAAAGCTACAAGAACTAATACCTTTAACAAACACACAAGACTATGTACAAGGCTTTGATTGGACAGAAAAAGACAAACATAACATAACAACCTACAAAGAATTCTTAACTAAAGGAGCAGGAAATCCATTTCACGCAGAATGGATAACAGCACAAAACCCAGTAATACACACAGCAAACAGTCCTACACAAATAGAACAAATATACACCGCTTCAACAACAACATTCCAAAACAAAAAACTAACAGACCTACCAACGCCAGGATATATATTTATAACTCCAACAGTAAGCTTAAGATACAACCCATACAAAGACCTAGCAGAAAGAAACAAATGCTACTTTGTAAGAAGCAAAATAAATGCACACGGGTGGGACCCAGAACAACACCAAGAATTAATAAACAGTGACCTACCACAATGGTTACTATTATTTGGCTACCCAGACTACATAAAAAGAACACAAAACTTTGCATTAGTAGACACAAATTACATACTAGTAGACCACTGCCCATACACAAATCCAGAAAAAACACCATTTATACCTTTAAGCACATCATTTATAGAAGGTAGAAGCCCATACAGTCCTTCAGACACACATGAACCAGATGAAGAAGACCAAAACAGGTGGTACCCATGCTACCAATATCAACAAGAATCAATAAATTCAATATGTCTTAGCGGTCCAGGCACACCAAAAATACCAAAAGGAATAACAGCAGAAGCAAAAGTAAAATATTCCTTTAATTTTAAGTGGGGTGGTGACCTACCACCAATGTCTACAATTACAAACCCGACAGACCAGCCAACATATGTTGTTCCCAATAACTTCAATGAAACAACTTCGTTACAGAATCCAACCACCAGACCAGAGCACTTCTTGTACTCCTTTGACGAAAGGAGGGGACAACTTACAGAAAAAGCTACAAAACGCTTGCTTAAAGACTGGGAAACTAAAGAAACTTCTTTATTGTCTACAGAATACAGATTCGCGGAGCCAACACAAACACAAGCCCCACAAGAGGACCCGTCCTCGGAAGAAGAAGAAGAGAGCAACCTCTTCGAGCGACTCCTCCGACAGCGAACCAAGCAGCTCCAGCTCAAGCGCAGAATAATACAAACATTGAAAGACCTACAAAAATTAGAATAACTAACAGCAAAAACACCGTTTACCTATTTCCACCTGAACAAAAGAACAGAAGACTAACACCATGGGAAATACAAGAAGACAAAGAAATAGCCAATTTATTTGGCAGACCACATAGATACTTTTTAAAAGACATTCCTTTCTATTGGGATATACCCCCAGAGCCTAAAGTAAACTTTGATTTAAATTTTCAATAAAGAAATAAAGGGCAAGGCCCCATTAACTCAAAGTCGGTGTCTACCTCTTTAAGTTTAACTTTACTAAACGGACTCCGCCTCCCTAAATTTGGGCGCCAAAAGGGGGCTCCGCCCCCTTAAACCCCAGGGGGCTCCGCCCCCTAAAACCCCCAAGGGGGCTACGCCCCCTTACACCCCC